ACTGGCTCTGAACCAGCTTCATGGGCAATCGTTAATGCCATACACATCATTGCTGCACTTATCATTTTATCTTACCTTGTAAAATAAAGAACTCTTTTACACCAAGACTCTGCATTAACTTTCTCTTAACATAGTCTTTGTGATAACCAGCGACAGATAAACATATATCTCGCAAGTCTTGAGGCTCTCTAGTTAAAAAGCTTATTGCATTGTATCTCTCCAGTGACGTGCATTTATTACTTAATGCATCATGCATAGCACTTGAAAACAATGCGATAAATAATTTGCCTTCCGGAGTGAACCGATATAAATCGGTAATGTCTAACACGGCTTGATCTTCTGCGTCTAACATAAATTCCCTTTCATTAGGTTTCTTTAATGTTTTTCTCTATTTGTGAATGCATCTTAGCAGCCTATGATTATCTCGAAAGGAGAATCATCATGTGGACAAAACCAACAGCTACTGAAATGCGTTTCGGCTTCGAAGTTACAATGTATGTAATGAATAAGTAAGCCAAGCCATTAGGCCAAAGGCAATGCCTACGGAGATCTTTGTTGCTCTCCAGACGCGTTGCCTTTTTTCTTTTGGTGACTCCAAAGTGACTTCGTATTCGTAACCATTAACCTCTTTAAATGTGCGTGGAAAACGCCATTCAAAAGCATTGAAGTTAGTTCTTATTTGTTTCATTATTATCCTTTCGTTTTGTTGATTCTAGTGGCTTGTCTGCCTATGTATAGAACCTTCTTATCTACGGGTAAGCGGTCTAATGTCGGTAAGTTTACGTCTACTAGCGCTTTGAGTTTTGCTATCTTATCCTCTGTTGAAAGGCTAGAATTAACTAGCTGTTCTGACATTGCATCAAAATTCTTCTCCCATGTCAATAGATCCGGGCAACTAATTGGGTCTTTTCCTGGAATAAAGAAGGATAATGCATTAGTTTGTGGCTTTTTTACCACACTGCCAGACCTTTCTGTAGCTAAATTACCATCATCATCCTCTGGGGCTATGCCACAAGTAGCCATAAGGCTATATCTACGGGCATATGTCAATGCACTACCATAACCTTGAGGATCTTGTTTAGGTGCTGGCACATGTAATATACCACCACTTAACTGCTCACCAGATTCATGCAATAGGATTGTTTCAATCTTAATACCATTCTCAGAATCGTGAGTTTGTTGGATCAATGCAATCCCATTGTTGTTTAATGCATCAAGCACTGCTTCAATACATCCATCTAAAGCCACATACTTTGATCTAAAGTGTGGATTCGTTGATGTCTTGAGTGCTGGTGCAAACTCTTTTTGTGCCTTAACAAAGGCTGCTGCGATAACTTTCATGTTTACTCATCTCCTTTAAAAAAATCTTTTACATCATTCCAAAACTTAGCTAATACTAACGTGCCACATATAAAAATTAACGTTAATAAGCCACCACAAGCTAACAACCCTATTGTTACATAATTAAAACATTCACTCATATACGATCCCTTATAGATAATTTAGATTGGCGAATGACATAAGCTTCTTTAGCTGGCACAGTCTTTGCTGGCTGTGCTTTGTAATGACGCATAGGCCATGATATTTTGTAACGTCCAGCATTACATATTTCAGCATCACGCATTTGATCCATGATGTTGCGTTGAAGCCTATCAATTGCTTCTTCTGCTTCTGTGATAGCCTCTCTTAATGTAATAATCTTTTCAGCTTGTAATTCAATTTCTGGGATCTCGACTGTTGCTTTCTCTGCATTGTCAAAGATCCTTACTGCCTCTGCGCTTGTTGCCAATGGATACCAGTCAATCTCAGAATCGCGCTTATACTTTTCTAGCTTCTCGCTAAACTCCATAGCTGCCTGTCTTACCATGTTTACTTGATCTTCATTGTATTCATATAAAAAGATCCTTAACTTTGTGCCTTTGTATAACACACAAAGCGCTCCCCATGAAGCTTCCATAATGTCCATCTGTCCTTGTAATTGAACAACACCACGATAGACTGCTGGTGTATCTTCAACTTCTTGGCCTGTAAGTTTAGCTTCAAGTATGCCTGTGCCATTTAACTTAATTGAATCTTTACCCATAACATAAATACCCTTTTCTATGTCAGTAAAAATCTCTTGGCCACTGCCTGTTGCTGTGCCATCAAGACTGCAAGCTAATGGAATATCTTTATGAAAGTATGGTTTATCGTGTTCTAAATCATACGATTCAATTCCGAGCCTTGTTGCTGACTCTTTTAAAATATCTTTTTCTAACCTATTGCCCCACTCCATAGCTTCGTTGCTAATAAACTCTGGCTCTTTACCATGTAATGCATCAATAGATACTTTTAACTCGTCATTAGCTGTGCGAAATTTGCTAAATCCAAGCACTGCCGGAAGTCTGCTGCATGACAGAATGTCATTCGGTGTTAATTTTCCTACCATAGATTTATATCCTCTCTTAATTTATGAATGTTACACATTAAACGATACACACTTCCTCTATTCCACTTCTTACGCTGATATGTAAGTATGCCTAATGCATTGAGATCTTCTGCATACTTCTCTGGATCAAAGCGATCATTTCTAGCCTTGATAATTTGTATTACATCTATCATACCAATCGCAAATTCTGCGGCCTTGCGCCTTGTTGCATCTCCACCAGATTGTGAAATTCTTTTAATATCTTTAGGTGGTGCGCCTAGTTTTACACCACGGGCTTTAGCTGCTTGTAATGCGTTCTTGGTATTGATTGAGATCTGTCGCCTTGTTTCTTCATTTAAGACAGCTCGGATATGTAATTCAAAAATAGAAGCTTGAGGGCTTTCAGCAACCACAATGCTGTTAGGTGGTAATTCTTCCAATAGTTTAGACATCAATGCAACGGATCTTGTAAGACGGCATTGTTTGGCCACTAATAATTTGCAACTGCGATCATTTTTCAGCATGTCAAGGGCTACGATTAAATTGACACGATCATTTTGGCTACCAGATTCTATGTCTGTTAATTCTGTAATGATTTCTGCGCCTTGTTGCTGAGCGTATGAAAAGCAAATTTGTTTTTGAGCCTCGAGGCCTAGTCCAGATTGGCCTTGCTTGTCTGTTGATACTCTATAATATGCGATAAATTTCATTGATTATCTTATTCCTTTCATGGATATAAAAAAGACTAGGCATGATTTTACCATGCCTAGATATTTATTGCAACCTATTAAAATGGTAATGCTTCTGGATCGTGTAATGCTTCATAAGGTGAATAGGCGTCTTGCATATAGCCTATCTGCGCTATAAGATCTTCAAGTGCATAAGCAACGTCGCGTGGATCGGTATTTTTAATCCATTTAACTAGCTGTTTATGATCCAGATACATCAGATCTTCGTATGTAAAAAAATCATAATCATAATTCCATTTTGGCATTTTGCTTTCTGGTTTTCGCTTCGTTGGAAGTTTAATCGTATGCCATTGGATAGATACCATGCGATCGCGTAATGCTTCCAGATACGTTATATCAAGGGTTTCTTTGCTGTTATGTTCATCTTTATAACCGATTGATATATTGCTACACTCACCGATCAAGTGAGTGTATTCTGCCGTGTCTGTATAGATGCCATTCGGATCAATCTTATGATTCATATTAAGTAAGTTTATAAAAGCATTACAAAAATCATCAGATGCACATCTGCCACCAGATTGATGACTTATGACTGATTCATTATTCCGGCGATCAAATGCTATTGCATGGGTAAAAGATTTAAGAAAATCTGGATATTCTTCTGCAATTCCAGAAGATCCTATACAGCCTTTTTCTTCTCCCCTATGAAATACATAAGTTCCGGATATATCGTTGGCGATCATCTCCAGCAATAACCAGACACCAGCACCATTATCAGCACCTAGACAATCTGAAGATTCATCTACAAAAGCCGTTCCAAAATCATCAACATAAACATTTTGTTTAGTGATCTCCGGTCGTGTTCGGTGCATGGTGTCAATATGGCATGACCATAAGATATTGTTTTTATCGTCTTTCTTATTGATAACGTGTTTATATGCCAAGACTTCGCCAGACTTGCTTTTTATTGGCTGAAATCCTTTCATATATTTGGATATAAAATACTTTTCGCCTTTAGATTCATGCTCACGGCGAATTGTTAAAATATCAAGTAATCGCTTGTTCATTTTCTAACCCTTTCTGGATTTCTTCGTTTAATGTTTCAAAATTATCTGCATGGCATTTTGTGCCGTCTGGAAGATCGCGCACATCATCTTCATGCGCATAATTGTTTCCGTCTTTATCTTCGTGATCTAATGCAACAGCATAGCCGTGATAGATATAACCCATTGAAGTGCTAACTAGATCATCAAGCGAATAATATTCGCCGTCGTGTTCGCACATATAAATATTATAATCATGGATATAATTAATGTCGTAAAAATCATCACCGATTTCTACGCAATCTTCATTCCTAACGTAATTGCACTCATTCCCACGCGTATAAGCCCAAGTGTAATGCCTATCACAATGACTGCAAATGTGATTTTCATCAAGATCATCATAATGATATGAATCACCACAGCAATCGCAAGATTCATAATTTTCATCATCATCATCATCTTCATCACGCCACGTTGTGCCGTCTGTATGATTCAATGACAATTCGCCGTCGTGATTGACTTTAATATAATGTTCGCCGTCTATTGACTTATAATCGCCAAAAGGCTCATCACCACTTCCCCAATCTACATAAGGCGCAGACCAACAGCCATCATCATGCCACCAAGTTTTTAATAATACACCCATAAGATCGCCACGCGTATATCCGTTGGATTCTAAATAAGATTTTAAAAAAGTGCCTTCTGCTGATTGATCTGGTGCTGGATATATTCTGATCCATTGTAAATCATCTGGATCATCTTCGCGCACAATGCAACGTGCTTTGATAGAATCACCGGATTGAAGATATGCCAGACGTAATACTGATTTATCATGCGCATAAGATCTGATATATGGTTTCGCTTTATTTTCTGTAGTCATGCAAGACTTAAATTCACAATCTGCATATATTCTGCTCCAGCCGTTTGGATCGTTGGATTCAATGAATTTAACATTCCAGCCGGATCGCGCTTCTAATCTGGCATTATGCTTTTCCACCATGATTTTAATCTGCGCTTCATTAAGTCCTAGATGATCTTTATACTTATTTAGGTATTTACCTAACTTCGTTTTGATAACCTTATTCAAGCGCAAGTGTTCAAGCGTAGGATAATAGGCTATTAATACCGGATCTTCCGTTGATTCATGGATATTATGTAATACTTGGATATTTTGCTGTTTTGATAATAAAAAGGCATTATTATCTATTTCGCCTAGATAGTCGGCATAAGGCAAGTGCAACCATTCGCCATTATCCCATTTTTGCTTTATTTCAAATAATCTAGGCTCTAACTTTCTGGTTAGAGTGCTACTGCAATTATATTTGATCCAATTAATATATTGAATTTCCGGATCAATGTTATCTTTCTGGCTTTTTAACTTCGCGATAAATTCTGCGACGCTTCTGCCAATATGCTTATCGTTATTTATATCGCTTTTATATCTTCTTTTAAAATCAAATTTTGAATCATTCGCATGGATATTTTCATGTATGAATGACTTAATATCTATCTTCTTATAACGTTCTTCAAATATGAGATTGTTATAATGCGCTAGTCTTGCTTCCATATAATTATCCTTTCTGGATTATCTTTTAAAGAATGATAAAACTAATATTGCTATTAAATAGATTAAAACAAATACATAAAACAAGATAAAAGCTTTTACGTATTTCATAGATCGTTCGCCATGCAAACAATTAAAGCGATCGTTTCAATGATAAAGATCACGGAGCATATAACAAGCCAAGACGTTTCTGGCTTATACCAATGATCGCGATCTAATGGCTTACGTTTATATGACGCTGGATCGTATGGATTGTAATACATATTATTATCCTTTCTGGATTTAAAATGCCATTATTGGCTAGGTGAATATATCACGATATATCATAAAAAGATATATTATTTTGTTATAATGCTGAATATGAATATATCAAAAAGTTATATCATTCCAGACGCGATAAAGATTAAAAAGATCCGTAATGAAGATCAACGGCACTTCGTGGTTATTCCAAGACGTGCATTATTGAATAAAAAGATAACCGGTGAAAATTTAAGAGTGCTAGGCGTGTTAGCGTCTTATTGTAATAAGTCTGGATATAGTTTCGTTTCATTAAAGACAATCGCTGGTGATCTGAATTGCACTATTCAAAACATTCATAAGCACCTTAAAAGACTTGAAAAGCACGGCATAATTGAATCGTTTAATAATTACTTTCCGGCTTTAAAAGGTAATACAAGGCGCATTATCTACAATGAAAAGATCAAGCATGAAGATTTAAAGCATGATGATTTATCTAATAACGATATATTGCAGATCCAGAAGCACACTGCCTTAATAAACAGCATTGAAGCGATTGATACTGAATCAGATAAGGTTAAACAATCAGACAATTCAAGCATTGATCCTATGCTAGTCATTTTTGAATATGTTAAGAGTGAGAGTGATCTGTTAGCGATTGAGAAAGCCCTAGCGTCTGGATTAGATCCTAAAGTGCTAGAAGCGCGTCTATCTAGTGGCTTATCAGTGCATGATGCTATTAATTTCAAGGGCTAATTGTTCGTTTAGCTATCAGAAAATAATCAATAGTAATACATTAACGCTCTGAATCGTGCATGGCTCTAGGCTTCTATCAGAAACAGGCACCTTTCCCCCCCACCCA